GGACGAAACGTGGTGGGGTGATGAAATTACACCTCAGATGTTTCGATCTGAGCTTCACGCCACCGAGGGAGATATTGACCTCTGGATCAACTCTCCGGGCGGGGACTGCTATGCAGCGGCACAGATTTACAATATGCTCATGGAGTATAAGGGGAATGCCGCCGTTAAGATTGACGGGATTGCAGCCTCAGCCGCATCCGTCGTCGCAATGGCAGGAACAACCGTTGAGATTTCTCCCTTGGGGATGTTGATGATTCACAATCCCATGACCGTCTCCATCGGAGACACACATGAGATGGAGCGGACGATTACCTTCCTTGCCGAGATCAAGGAGAGCATCATCAACGCTTATGAGATCAAGACGGGGCTGTCCCGTGCGAAGATTTCACGTCTCATGGATGCCGAGACATGGATGAATGCAAAGAAAGCAGTGGAACTTGGGTTTGCGGATTCCGTTCTCTATGAGAATAGGGAACATCTCACAAGTGCTGCGGCAGACGGGCTGATCTTCTCCCGCGCCGCCGTCACGAACTCTCTGCTCTCGAAATTCGGGCAGGGGACACACAATGTCGATGCAGAGCCTCTGAAAAGACGGCTCTTTTCTATTTCACACTAAGGAACTAACGGAGGGACAAACACATGGATAAGATCATGGCAATGCGCGAGAAGCGTGCAGAAATGTGGGAACAGGCAAAGCAGTTTCTGGATTCTCACGAAAAGGACGGTCGTCTTACGGCAGAGGATGCCAAGGCGTATGAGCAGATGGAGAACGAGGTACTCGCGCTTGGCAAGGACATCGAGCGCATAGAGCGTCAGGCGATTCTTGACACGCAGCTTGCAAAGCCTGTAACGGCAGCAATCACCAACATTCCGGGGACTGCGCTCAATGCGGAAAAGACAGGTCGTGCAAGTGAAGGCTATCGCTCGGCAATGCTGAGGGCACTGCGTACGAATTTCCGGCAGGTGGAGAACGTCCTGCAGGAGGGCGTGGATGCAAACGGCGGCTATCTCGTTCCCGAGGAATACGATCAGCGTCTGATCGACGTTCTGAATGAGGAGAACGTCCTGCGTCCGCTTGCGACGGTTATCACAACGAGCGGCGAGCACAAGATCAACATCGCCGCCACGAAACCTGCGGCATCGTGGATTGAGGAGGGTGCTGCGCTCACCTTCGGGGACGCGACCTTCGACCAGATTGTTCTCGACGCGCACAAGCTCCATGTCGCAGTCAAGGTGACGGAGGAACTGCTCTATGACAACGCCTTCAACCTTGAGAACTACCTCATTGAGCAGTTCGGCAAGGCACTCGGCAACGCAGAGGAGGATGCTTTCCTGAACGGCGATGGGACGCACAAGCCGAAGGGACTTCTCATCTCGGCAAAGACATCCGTCACCACGGCGGCCGCCGACATTAAGGCGGATGAACTTGTGACGCTCGTCTACAGCCTCAAGCGCCCCTACCGCAAGAATGCAGCATTCATCGTCAACGACCAGACGCTTGCAAGCATCCGCAAACTCAAGGATGCCAACGGTGCGTATTTCTGGCAGCCTTCGTATCAGATGGGTGAGCCTGACCGTCTGCTCGGCTATCCCGTCTATTCCTCGGCGTATATGCCCGCTATCGAGGCGGGCAAGACCGTCATCGCATTTGGCGATTACTCCTACTACAACATCGGGGATCGCGGCACCCGCTCCCTGCAGGAACTCAAGGAGCTGTTTGCGGGCAACGGCATGGTCGGCTATGTCATGAAGGAGCGTGTGGACGGAAAGCTCGTTCTTGAGGAAGCCGTGCAGACACTCAAGATGAAGGGCTGATAAATCGTCCACTTATCCATTTTATCAGCGATTTCATTGGTTTTGTGGCAAAGAGGGGCGGTGGTTTTATGCTTGTGCCGCTCGCAGCAGTCAAGCAGTATCTTAGGATTGACGGCGATGAGGAGGATGATCTCCTCACACACTTTACGGAAACGGCAGAACAGATTTGTACTGCATTACTGCGCGTGAAGAAGCTGTCTAAGGTCGAAGATCAGGCGATTGTGCGCGTCGCAATTCTCTACGCCGTGTCCTATCTCTATGAACATCGGGAGGAAGCGGATCACAGAGGGCTTGCGCTGACTCTTCGCTCCTTGCTTTTCGGTGTGAGGAAGGAGGTCTTTTAGGTGAAAGTGTCCATGAGCGAACTGCGTCACAGAATTTCTATCCTGCGTCCCGCTACGGATACAGATGATGAGGGGAATATTCTCTCCTCGTCTGTACAGGAGATTGCAAAGGCATGGGCGCTCGTTCTGCCGTTTGCTGCGAAAATCTCCGACGGTTATGCGGAGAAGGTGCAGGAGGTGGATTACCGCATAGTCATCCGTTATCGTGCGGATGTGTGCGTGACGGATCGTATTCGTTGGGGAGATAAAACGCTCACACCGATTGCGCCGCCGTATCCGCTCAGAGGAAAGAAACGGTGGCTTGTCATAGAATGCAGGGAGTTGGTGGAGGATGGCTAGATACCGAGGTTTCGTCTCTGCCGAGAAGATCCTTTCGGAACTCGGCGCAGAGGCGACGGCTGCGGCAAAGGAAGCACTCGCGCACGGAGCGGACGATGTGGTTGCAGAGGCAAAGAACCGCTGTCCCGTCTATACGGGAACAGATAAGCGCGTGGTGAAGGGCGCACTCCGTGACTCCATCCACAAGCGGCCGCGCAAACGGGACGGCTCCGTCTGGCGCATTGTGGCAGATGCGGAATCTCAGGACGGCGTTCCCTATGGTGTGCTTGTCGAGTTCAGCCCGCGAATCAATCGTCCGTTTCTCTATCCCGCGCTCGATGCCAAGAAGGACGGTATCCGCTCTGCCATCGTCGATGCCGTGCGTACGACGATTCGGAGGAGGGGGAAATGAGTGCTGCCAAGATGGTGTATCAAGCACTTGTGCGCTCCAAGGCACTCTCGCAGCTTCTTGCACATGGGAAGAAGGGCATCTACCACGGGCGCAGCCCTGACGCGGGAACATATCCTATCATCGTCTATTCCGTCATTTCGGATGTTCCCGCACTATCGGCAGACGGTGCAGAACTGGAACGCCGAATCACGGTGCGTATCCATATTCTGACGAAGGACGGACGGTTTCGAGAGATTCATCGCGCCGTGCAGAATGCGCTTTTGCCGCTTGGCTTTGTCCGTGCGCAGACGCAGGAACTTGTCGAGAAAGATATATTCGTGGAAATCACAGATTACAGAACAGCAATGGAGGGAGAATAATATGCCGGGACCAACACCAACAGCAAAGCCCGCTGGGAATCTGACAAGCGGACAGTTCATCAACATCCAGAAACTTCATATCGCCAAGATGCTCACCGATGTGCCAGGAGGAGCAGCGACCTACGAAGTTCCGATTCCGCTTGGGAAGCTCTTGCGCAAGGTGGACATCAAGCCGCAGACGAATCAGGCAGAGCTTTTTGCCGACGGGCAGTCCGTGGATACGGCGTCGAATACCGCATCCTATGACCTTACCTTCGATACTGCCGCGCTTCCTTTGGAATACACGGCTTACCTTCTGGGACACAGTATCGAAAACGGCGTGATGAAGGCGGGCAAGGACGATGTCGCTCCGTACTTCGCCGTCCTCTTCCAGTCGGATAAGAGGAACGGCAAGAAGAGATATACCAAATTTTACAAAGTCCAATTCACGGAACCCTCCGAGAGCGGCAACTCGAAGCAGGAGAGCATTCAGTTCGACACGCCGACACTTACGGCAAAGGCGATCTATCGTCTCTCGGACGGGCTGTCCTACGCCAAGGCAGATGAGGAGGCGGCGGGATTTGCCGCAGAGACAGGAACGAAGTGGTACGAGCAGGTCTGAGGGAGGTCACGATGGAAACACCGATGCTGCATATTGCGGGCAGGGAGATCACGCCGCATCCTCCGAAGATGAAGGTGTGGCGCGAGTTCCTTGCTTTTTTTGATGCCGACAAGGAAGGTCTGAGCCTTGAAGATTTTCTGGACGAACACGTTCGACTGATCGTTCTCGGATTCGGCAGGGATGAAGTGACTCGGGAATCCGTGGAGGAGAATGTGGATATCGCGGATATCGTACCACTCACCCGTGCACTCTTTCGTTGGATTCAGTCGCTGACGTTTTCCAAACTGGTGAACCTCCCAAACGAGGAGACGGGGAAAGAGGCGTAGTTCTTTCTCCGTACCAGAATTTACTGCGCTACTACGAGCGGCTGCAGTCCGCTTACGGGTGGACGATGCAGGAGATTGATGCGCATGAGACTGCGTTCCTGCTCGATCAGCTTGTGGTAACGGCGATCTGCGAAGAAAGATCGTCCGAGCGATTTATTGACGACGTGATGTAGGGAGGGAGATGGAGTGGCAAAGCGCGGACAGAAGATTGATGAACTCTATCTCGACATCGGCCTCAACATCGCACAGCTGCAGTTGGATTTCGACACAGCGGGCAAGACCGTCTCAGATTCCATTGCACGGCTGAACGGCAAGGCAAACAACATCCATCTGAAACTCGATGCCGACCTTGCCAAACTCGACGGTGTGGGGACGGAACTGGATAAGATCAAGGTGCGCCATCAGGCGATCAACCGCGAACTGGATATTCAGCGGCAGAAAGAACAGATTCTTGCCGCTGTCCTCCAATCCGCAAAGAAGAATGATGGCGTGGACAGCGCATCCTATCGCCGTGCGGAGAGCAATCTCCTGCGTCAGCAACGAACCGTCGCACAGACCGAAGCCGAGGTGCGGAAACTGAATGCACGGCTCAAAGAGAGTGCGGTTCTCTCCGGTACGCTCGGTGGGCGCATCTCAGCGGGCATGACGGCGGCACAGGCGGGTGTCAAGAATCTCACGAGCGGATTCAATATACTCTCCGCGAAGATGGCTGCGGTCATGGCAGTCGCCGCAACAGGCGCGGGACTGTTTAATATCACGAAAGACGCGATGCTTGCGGGCGAGAACGTCTACAAGCTCACGCAGCGTCTTCATGTGTCCGCAGGTGAGGCGGCGACACTCAATCGGGTGTTTCAGCTTGCAGATACGGACATCAAGAGTGTCATTCCTCTGATTGCACGTCTGGACAAGCAGGTATCTGCTACGGGGGAGAGCGGGAATGACACCTCTCGCGCCCTCTCTCGTTTCGGGATTGCCCTCAAAGATCAGCAGGGGAATCTCCTG